CATAAAACACTGCTGAATCACTATCCTGACACAGCATAACATAAGCGCCCCCAGAGTGTCAAACTCCGAGGGCATCCAACTATCAGAAATCAATCGGATTCAGCGTTCCCTGACTATCATCACCCTCAGAAACTTCATCAGCGACGATTGCATCCAGAATGGACAGAATCTCAGTGCCGTTGTTACCTTGTGCGAGCAGGGAAAGAAGAACTTGCTTGGACATAATGAAGAAGAAAAGTGTAAGAAACTGTATGTGTTGTGAGTGTCTTTATAGGGGCGCATCTCATTCCCCTTTGTGTTACTTAGAAATCAAACACATCGCTATTGATTTCGATCACATTTACCTTGCGGTCAGTATAACGAACACCATCAGGAGTTTCATTCACTCCATAATCATTGATCAGGTAACTTACAAAGGTTTGATAATCACCACACTCACGGGCAAGGTTATACAAACCCTCATCATTTTGAATCCAGAGAGCAACATTCCAGGTCTCGTAATTCGTCCAACCGTTATAGAAAGTGTCGGTCAGATTGGTTTGGAAAGTGGTAGTCATTTGTGGAAAAAAGTGTTAGTTAGTGGGAAACGGTTTCAGTCTACGGAACCCTCAAGTCCCCAGTTCTGAACTAGGAAAGTGGGGTTTAGTTCTGCACACTTATTCCAGGCATCTTGCGCGGTTTCTGCAACATAACCAAGACGGGTAGAGTAGTTTTTATCAGTGAAGATACCACGGAAAGAATAGTGTTGTTCGGTCATCTTGTGGTTTGAAAGTGTTAGTGAGTGAGAAAGAATTCAGCGGACTTGTGTAACGAAATTAGTACCACTGGTGCGATTCGTGCGACAGCGATTACCCTTCGTTTGTGTCATCACCAGGTGAGACTTACGGGGTTTTTGTGATGCTAACCGTGTCACCGTAACCTTACCTTGGACCTCTGCAATCATCAGATCCAGAGTAGACATTTGTGCAAACTCGGAGATTGACATTTGAGGGAGAGTTTCGTTTGGTCCTTACACTATAGGGACACTTTACAGGCTCCCCCTTTCAGTTACTCAAGTCACTCTATGTTATTCAAACCCTCTTCAATCTTGTCCTGTAACCTAATAACAAACTCCTCTCCATGTGTCCCACATAAACGTTCATAATGACCCAACACATTTTCTATGTGGGACACACAAATCTGTGGTATTCTCATCCTTTCTGTGTGTCCCATATGAGGAAACTTATTGGAAAAAGGCATAAATCTATGTGTCCCATATGAACTCCCTACAGTATACTCTATGTGGGACACATAGGTCAAGTCCTTATACTCTATGTGTCCCACATAGATTACCACTTAGAAGGACAATCCAGATCCTCCACGTATGCTGACACCTTCTCACTTGGTTCCAGTTTGAATAGCTTCTCCCAGTCAATCTGGTGTGCGTCAAAATCATTCATCACTGTAAGATCCAGAGTGATTCTATAACGCTGCTTCTGTGCTTGTTGAAACGCAACCGACATAATCGCTCTCCGTTTGGTGTTATGAGGACAGTATAAGATGCTATGGGGTAGTGTGTCAAGTCTTTGGGTATTTAGGTGCCTTCCGGGGGATTCTGGGAGGGGATTGTGAGGATTTTGTGACGACGGGGTATTGACATTTTGAGCGCGTTCGTCTATACTCGCTCGCTTAGATAACAAGGTCTAGAAGGATTTAAATGACTATAAATGCACTGGTCTAGAAGGATTTAAATGACCTTAAAGTTTTCCACTTATCTTATACTTTTCCACAACCTTTTCCACAAATTTATTATACTTTTCCCCAGACCTGTGGAATACTTAAGTCAGCAATTACACACTTAAATATAAATAACGCAGGTATATTTTTAATCAATCCAGTGGCATACATCTATTCAATTACCAACCTTCAGAATAACAAATTCTATGTGGGTAAAACTACACAACCCAACCCATATGACAGGTGGAAGCAACACCTACAACTAGCAAGAAGTAAGGATAACTTAACAGAGAACAATTCAGCTCACTCTATGCCGATTGTTCGTGCGATTAGTAAGTATGGAGCAGACAACTTTAAGTTTAGAATAATTGAAGAATGTAACGATAATAATGTAAATGAACGTGAGACCTTTTGGATAGAAAAATTAGACGCATATGGTAAGAATGGATATAACATTACGTTAGGTGGTGAAGGTGTAAAGAAACCACGAAAGTATTGGGCAAATCATCCACATTCTAAACCAGTGAGTTGTTATACATTAGAAGGTGAATGGGTTAGAGACTATGACACTGTTGGAGTTGCTGCTGATTGTTTAGGAAATAAAAAGGGAAAATCCTCCATCTCTGCTTGTATTAAAGGAACAACATTTCAAGCATTTGGATATAGATGGGCAGTGAAAGGTGAAACTCCTAAAGTAATAGAAAGAAGAGTAAATGTTCGTGGTGTTGTGTATGGAATCAGTCCAACATTAGGACGTAAAAAGATGTGGAAATCGCAAGCAGATGCAGCAGAAGATATACTTGGAAATCGTAAGAATAACAATAGTTTGTATCTCTCACTCAACAGTCCCGATGATAACAAACTACAAGCATCTGGATGGTATTTGTTTAGATCAAAACCAACAGATTGGACAGCAGCAGAGAGAAAAGGATTTACGACTGAAAGTGCAAAGAAAGCAGCTAGAAGTTCAGCAGAAAAAAGTAAAAAACCTGTCTATGGTGTAAGCATTACAAGTGGTGAAATTGTGAAGTTTGAGAGTATGAGTGAGGCATCATTCTTTATTAAGGGTGAGGGAAATTATAGTGCAGTTGGTAATATCTCTGATAACATCAAGAATATAAAGAATGGGCAAACTTGGTGCAATGCTTATGGTTATAGATGGTATAAGTAAGCATAAAAAAAGAGAGAGGATTACCAGTCCTCTCTCTATACCCAACACCAACCAAATGAATAAGGATTATCTATACTCTACGGAAGTCACTTTGTTTACATACTAGAGGCAAACTTCCTTCCTCTTTGATATTATGCTAGATGTGCAGGTGATCCACAAGAGAGATAGAAACTCACCATTCTTTTTGCTTCTTCAAGTGTAAAGAATGATTGAACTCTCCACTCTTGAGTATAAGGAGTTTGATAACGAATGAGGAACATTTGAGTAACTTAGTTTGCGTTGAGAGTGAATACTTTTGTAACGATAATGTCTTCGTTTTGATTATACTTTACATAAGACCATTCACCATCATTAAGTTCAAGATAGGTGTGAACATTATCTCTCTTATCTTCTTTCCAGTATGCTCCACATTCGGGTTGATAGTAATAACCAGAGTTGATAAGTGCAGTTTCAAATGTCATTTGTTTGTGAATTAGTTTGCGTTTTCAGAGTGAAGAATGTTTAGCATTTGTTGGTGATAGTGGTCTGCTTCACGAATCACATTTGCTGCCTCATATACATCTTCAATCTCATACTTTGTCATCTCTAGAGAGTGAATCACATTAGAGAGAAGATCAGTCAGTGCATCAATCTTTTGTTCGTTAGTCATCACTCCACCTTTTTACAAAATGACCACACTTGTTACAGTGACGTTCACCATGTATTTCATCATTCAGGTCAGCAATTTCATAGGTTCCTTTACCACAACTCTCACACTTTTTGCCATCACGATCAATCATTTCAATCCAAGAAGTTCTTTGTCTTCATCACTCATACGAGCGATCAGTTCTTTACGCTTTTGTGCTTTGATTTTCTTCTGTTCTTCTACTTCAAGTTTTTCATCTAGAATGATACCCATTGTGTAGAAATCAAAATCTCCCCCATTATTCCAAGTGGATTCACCTTCGTTAGTGATGAAGATAGTTTGATTGTAGAAGTTGTTATCATCGTACCAATCAGAATACAAAGTGATTTTATAACCTTCATCCATTTGCTGAAAGGTTACACCAGAAGGAGAAAGTTTCTGTGCTTTGGTGAGAAACTCAAGCAGTTCAATGGTAGTAATCATTTCAGTTGTCCTCATCATCGTAACCAACAGCAGCAATAAATGATTCGTAGTTTGGATATGTTTGTTTCAGCAACTTGTCACGATCTGTTTCCTCCTCAGGATACAATTTCCAACCATCAGCATGAATCCACATTTCTTCACAACGTACTTCATAAGCAATACGCTGTAGCAGTCGCAGATCCATCTCTTCAACTGCTTTTTGAATACTGCGACGGATTTGTTGATCTTGTGTAGTGTCAGTAATCATTTGGATTGTTCGCTTATACTATAGAGACACTTTGGGGGCTCCCCCTTTCATTCAAACAAGAACCATACCTTCAGTGAACGGAATAGGTGCATTGTTGTCTGTATCAATCACAACCCAT